CCGCGGGCGTCGTGTTCGCGCTCCTGCTGCGCGATCTCGACCGTCTATGGGACACCACCGCCAGCCGCCATGCGGTGATGCAGACGGTCGCCCGCGACTGCGTCGCGCGGCGCGGCCTATACGGTGATGAGATATGAGCGGTTACAAAACGCTCATCGGCGCGGCGGTGGCGCTCGCCGCCGAGCTCGCGCGGCTCGCCGGCGTGGACATCGGCGACCAGCAGGGGCTGGTGAATTCGATCCTGGTGATCGGCGGCGTCGTGCTCGCGATCTACGGGCGGCTCGTCGCCAAAACCCGCTTCGACCAAACACGCATGTAGAGGGGGCATCATGAAATCGTTCGCACACTACGCATTGATCGCCCTCGCGCTGAGCCTCGCGGGCTGCGCTACCGGTATTGGCGAGAGGGTTCTGCTGGCCGGCACGACCGGCGCCGTGCGGTTCGATCCTGCGGATGTTGCCCGGGCAATCGAGATCGCAGTGAAGAAAAAAGACACCGACGGTGAAGCGTGCTATCGGGCAATCAGCAAGCATCTCGACCAAGAGTTTGTGCTCGAACCGATAGGCGTAGTCTCGCTCTTCGCCGCGGGTCGCGTCAGAATCATTGAAGCCGGCGCGGGCCTTGCGCGCGAGGTGAAGCGGGAGTGCGCGGTAATCGACTTTGATGTCACCCCGCTTTTGAGGGGCGCGGTCCGGGCGATCGGCGGAGCGCTGCTGCCGTGAGCATGGCACATCTGGTGCACGGCTACCGGGTAGCCGACGGGGGGAAGGCCACCAGCGACACCCTGATTCCGTACTTGGAAATGGCCGGCTTTCCTGTTCATCAGCACGACTACGGCTGGTTCGGACTCATGCAGGTTCGGCTGCTGAATGGCGGCGTGGCAGAGGATATCCTGCGCGGCACGAAGGTTGGCGACATCGGCGTCGGACACTCCAACGGCTGCGCGATTCTCGCCGATGCCGCCGACCGCGGCGCGCCGTTTGCGGGTCTGATATTCATCAATCCCGCGCTGGACACGGGCCGGGTGATCGAGCGGCGGGTGAAGTGGATCCACGTCTATTACAACAAGGGCGATGTGCCAGTCTTGATCTCGGAATTGTTGGATTGGTTGCCGTGGAATTGGAACCACAAACACCCGTGGGGCGGGATGGGCCGGACGGGATTTACCGGCCACGATCGGCGATATCGCAATGTCGACTGCGGCTCATACGGCGTAGCCGGGCACTCGGATTTTTTCCGGCGGATCGAGGTGATGGGGCCGGTGCTCATCCAAAACCTGAGGGCGGCATGAGCTGGCGGGACATGCGCTGGCAGGAGAAGGTCGTGGCGCCGCTGATTTTCGCGGCGGCGACGCTCGTCTACTACGGCCACGACGTCGTCGCCTGGCTGCTGGCGTTGATTGGGGTTTGATTTAACGGGAGGAAACGCAATGGCTAATGCACTGAGAGACACCGGCCGCGAGGGATTCCTGGACGGCACGATCGATTGGGACACCAATACGATCAAGCATTTTCTCTACGACGAGGGCGCGGACGCGTTCATCGCCGGTGACGACAACCTCGACGACATCCTCGCCGGCGCGCGTATCGCGACCTCCGGCGCGTATGCGTCAAAGACCGTCACCGCCGGCGTGGCGGACGCGGCCGACGTCGTGCACACCGCGGTGTCGGGCGCGACGGTGGAGTCGATCGAGATCTACAAGGATTCCGGCGTGGAATCGACCTCGCGCTTGATCGCCAACATCGACACCGCGACCGGGCTGCCGGTCACGCCCAACGGCGGAGACATAACGGTTGTTTTCGACGCAGGGGCAAACAGGATTTTCAAGCTGTGATGGACGGCAAGCTCACCATCAACGTCAAGGCGGCCGGCACCCGCGTCGCGCTGAACCTCGACGATAAGGTCCGCGGCACGATGGACTGGTCGGCGGCGCAGCAGATCTCGCGCGAACTGCGCGCGCTCGCGGCCGCAGCGGTGGGCATGGTGTTCTACAAGTTCACCGTCGACGGCCGCCCGGTCTACGTCGACTTCGAGCCGGGCCTGGCGCTGGCGCTCGCGAATGCGCTCTACCGATGCTCGCTCCAGGCCGAGGAGCAGGCGAAGGCCGAGCGCATCGCGCTTGATACCGCGATCCTCTACCGCGCGGGGGCGCCGCTCGGGCTCTCCAACGATCCGGCCATCCTCGACGAAGCGAAGAAAGAGGCGGCGTGGAATTCCGAACTGCGCCGCGCCATGCCCGGCGGCGTGAAATCCGCCGAAGCGTTCGGCGTGCCGGCGGTGCGGCGCGGCCCGCCGCCCGGAACCACTCAACACTGAAAGGACCCCCATGAAAACCTATGACGCCATGACGCTTTCGGAACTGGACGACGCGATCGCGCAGAGCAACGCGGTCGTGGACAAGATCAAACAGGATCTGCGCGACATGCAGCGCGCGCGCGACGCGCAGCTCGCCGCCGAGCTTACCGCGAAGCGCGTGGCATCGATGTCGCCCGCCGAACGCGAGGCGATGGCGAAGGCGCTCGCGGCGAGCTAAAGGATGGCCGATGAGGCTGCATCGCAAGGTGTGGTTGTGGTGGGGGCACTGGTGGGCGGTGCAGTATCTCGACACGCGCGACGAGGTGTCGCTCGGCGTGAGGTTTAACTGGCGCCGGCCGCTGTTTGATCTTTACCTCGGCCCGCTGACGGTCGCGATCGGACGCTGTCCGGAACTGACGGCCCGCGACGAAGCGCAAAGCCACTCCTGCCGCGGGTTCATCATCACCGATCGGGCGGCGCTGTAGATGGCAACCGCGACCAAAGCAACGCGCGGCGCAGTCGGGACGAACGACTGGACGACGCCAGAAAATGCGAGCGCTGACGATGGCGTGAACTACGCCACCTGTGCCCCAGGGAAAAACGCGTCGGTCATCGGCGATTGGGATTTTGCCGCGTTCACCGACGGCGAGATCCCGGTCGGCTCGCTCATCAACTCGGTCATCATCCGCTCGAACTACAAAGTCTCCACGACGCTCTCGATCGCGTCGCTGGGCGTGCAGGCGGGCAACAACGGCGCATTCGACGCCGAGGAAACGCACGCCACCGAGCCGACCACCGACACCGATTTTAATGTCACCTTCAATGCCGAGCCGTCGATCACCGACCTGAAAACGGCCGGGCGCCTGGTCGCCCGGATCCGCGGGATTCGCGGCAACGACATCGACGCGGTCACCCTCAGCCTCGATTATGTCGAGCTCCGCGTCGATTATGCTCCGGGCCAGACCGTATCCGACGCCGGCAACATCGCGAGCGGAGAAGCCTTCGGCGCCGATCAGGCGAACCTCACGCTGCCGGCGGTGGGCGGGCTCGCGAGCGAGGAGGCGTTCGGCGCGAGCCAGCTCAATCTCACGCTCTCCGGCGCCGGTGCGATCGCGACCGAGGAAGCGTTCGGCGCGGCCACCATCAGCGCCGGCACGCCGCAGACGGTGAGCGAGGCGGGCGCGATCGCGAGCGCCGAGGCGTTCGGCGCCGACCAGCTCAATCTCACGCTCTCCGGCGCCGGCGCGATCGACACCGCCGAGGCCTTCGGCGCGGCCACCGTCACGCCGGGCGGCGTCACCGTCACCGCCTCGGCCATTGACAGCGCCGAGGCTTTCGGCTCGGACCAGATCAATCTCACCCTGCCGGCGGTGGGCGGGCTCGTGAGCGAGGAGGTGTTCGGCGCCGATCAGCTTAATCTCACGCTCTCCGGCGCCGGTGCGATCGCGACCGCGGAGGCGTTCGGTGCGGCGAGCGTGGACCTGGGGCCGATCACCCTTTCGCCGACGGCGATCGCGAGCGAGGAAGCGTTCGGCGATACGACCGTCACGCCGGGCGGGGTCACCGTCACGGCATCCGCAATCGACAGCGCCGAAGCTTTCGGCACCGACCAGGTGAACCTCGCGCTCTCCGGCGCCGGCGCCATCGCGACGGCGGAAGCGTTCGGGGCGGACACCGTCACGCCCGGCGGCGTCACCGTGACCGCCTCGGGCATCGCGAGCGCCGAAACATTCGGCAGCGACCGGCTCGATTTGACGCTGCCGGCCGTGGGCGACATCGCGAGCGCCGAGGCCTTCGGCGCCGATCAGGTGAACCTCGCGCTGCAGGCCGCGGGCGCGATCGCCAGCGCGGAAGCGTTCGGAGCTGACCAGCTCAACTTGACGCTGCCCGCCGTGGGCGACATCGCCAGCGGCGAAGCGTTCGGCGCAGACACCGTCACGCCCGGCGGCGTCACCGTCACCGCGTCCGGCATCGCGAGCGCTGAGGCGTTCGGCGCCGACCAGCTCAACCTGACGATCACCGGCGCCGGCGCGATCGCGAGCACAGAGGCCTTCGGCACGGCGCTGGCGCAGCTCGGCCTGGTGAGCGATCCGCGCTACATCGCGCCGGACGAGGCGCGCGCATTTACGGCGGCCGACCGGCCGCGCTTGTTCACGGCCGAAGATCCCGGCCGCACATTCACCGCACCGGAACCCCGATGAGCATCGAATCCAAAGACCCCGCCGAGATCATCACGGTGACTTTCCCCTACGCCAAGGAAATCGGCGGCGCGACGATCCTGAACGAGGCGGATCCGGGCGCGAACCCGGACATCACCGTTGAGATCACCAACGGCACGGACTCGGGCGCGGCGCAGATGCTCAATGGCGCCCTGCAAATATCGACCTCGAATGTGCTGCAGAGCGTGAAGACCGGCCTGGACGGGGTCGATTACAAGCTGCGCTGCGAAGCGCCGTTGTCCGACGGGCGAAAACTGGTGCGGGTGCTGCCGCTGCCGGTGCGGCGTAAGTAGCCCGGTAATGAGTAATGAGTAATGGGTAAAGGGTTTGACTCATCACCCATCACCCATCACCCATCACTGATTATGGATATGTTCGACCAGGCGCAGGAGCACGAGCAGTGGATGCGCGACCAGGCGCTCGCGGCGCAGCGTGCGAGGGGGCTGTGTGGGAGGCAGCTTGCTGCCGATCGGGGGCAAGCCCCCTCCTACTGCCTGGACTGCGGCGAGGAGATCCCGGATGCGCGCCGGTGCGCGGTGCCGGGGACGGAGCGCTGCGTGGACTGCGCGAAAATATACGAACTTAAAAACAAGAGGCGGCGATGAGCTTGCAACTGGATTTGTGGCAACTGATCACACTGCTCGGCGGCATGTCCACCTTCTTCATCGGCTCGATCGCGGCGATGTCGAAGATGATGGTCGGGCAATTCGAGAAACATCTCGACGATCGATTCGCGGCGCAGGAAGAGCTGCGCCGCGAGGGGCGCGCTAAATCCGAGCAACGATTCGACCGCCTGGAGCAGGCGAACATCGATCGCGAGCGCGAGATGCTGAAGCTGCGCGCGGAGCTGCCGGTGCACTACGTGCGGCGCGAGGACGCGATCCGTGCCGAGACGGTCATCAACGCCAAGCTCGACGCCCTTGCCGTGAAAATCGACGCGGTCGCCGAACGCCAAAAGAGGACCTAAACGATGGATTACGAGAAGATTCGCCGCGAGAACATCCGCTGGCACATTCTGGTGGCCGCCAACGCCGGCGCGCCGCAACCGGTCGCCGAGACGCTCATCCTCTCGGCGATCCAGTCGATCCCGGTCGAGTGCACGGCGCTGGAGCTGCGCCGCCAGCTCGACTATCTCGCCGACCGCGGCCTGGTGGAGCTGAAGCGCCATGAGGGCGCGCCGTGGACCGCGGATCTCACGCGCGAGGGCGCGGACGTGGTCGAGTACACCATCGAGTGCGATCCGGGCATCGCGCGGCCGCGTAAATACTGGTAATGGGATATGGGTGATGGGTAAGAGAAGCAAGATCACGCAGCTCCCGCGCGAGGTCAAGGCGTGGCTCGATCAGGCGCTGATCGAGGGCAACTTCGCCGGCTACCAGGCGCTGGAGGCGGATCTCAAGTCGCGCGGCTACGACATCGGGAAATCCTCGATCCACCGCTACGGCACGCACCTGGAGCGCAAGCTCTCCGCGATCAAGGCGAGCACCGAGGCCGCGCGGCAGATCGCGGCGGCGGCGCCGGATGACGCCGACCAGCGCTCGGCGGCCGTCATCAGTTTGATACAGACCGAGGTGTTCGAGGTGCTGGTCGCGCTGCAGGAAGCGGAGGCCGACGGCGACCCGATGAAGCGCGCGAAGCTGCTCTCCACCGTGGCCAAGAACGTCGCGACGCTCTCGCGCGCGAGCGTGAATCAGAAGAAACACGAGATCGAAGTGCGCGGCAAAGTCACGGCGGCTGCCGACCGCGCGGCCTCGATCGCCAAGAAGGGCGGGCTCACCGCGAGCGCCGTCGACACCATCCGCCGGGAGATTCTCGGCATTGCAGCATAATTCCCTCAGCAGAGGGATAACTCAAGGAGAAGCAAAATGAGCTGGAGCGTAAGTGCAATTGGCAAGCCATCCGCTGTCGCAGAAAAACTGGCATCACAGTTCGCGGCAATCAAGTGCATGGAACCCGAGGAAACAATCAAGAATCACGTGGCGAGCGCCGTAGCAGTCGCGCTCAAGGCGTTCCCGGCGTCCTATGCCGTCAAAGTGGACGCATCCGGCAGTCAGTCGACGAGTCACGCCGAGCCGGGTGTCGCGTCGAATCAACTCAGCGTCAAGATCGAGCCGCTCTGGGGTTTCTGCGAATAGCAAAATGGGCAGCCTTGGGCGAAAAGGCCCGACGCGCCACAACGCGCCAGGCCGATTTTGGCCTTACCACCCTACGTTCTCGCGCCGGGACCCCTTTTAACCCCCCTTTAACTCTCAACGTCGAAGGCATTAAAGGCCATTTTTTTGAGAAAGACCCCCCCAAAAAGCAGGATCAAGGATCGAGGATCGAGGATTGAGGTCCCGGCTGCCGCCGCGCGCGACCCCCTGGACCGCCTCAAGACCGCGCCGAACGATCGTTCGGCGCCGGCGGTGCTGCTGTCGTATCAACAGGCCTGGGTCGCGGACCAGGCCGAGGTCGCGGTGTGGGAGAAGTCGCGCCGCATCGGCGCCTCGTGGTGCGACGCCTCCGACTCGGTGTTGACCGCCGCCGCGGCCGAGGGCATGGACGTGATGTATATCGGGTACTCCGAGGACATGACTCGCGAGTACATCGATGATTGCGCGATGTGGGCGCGCGCGTTCAACCGCGCCGCGAGCGCAATGCAGGAGGTGATGTTCGACGACACCGATGCCCGCGGCGAGATCCGGCAGATCAAGGCCTTCCGTATTGATTTCGCCTCGCGTTCCAAGATCCTCGCGCTCTCCTCGCGCCCGCGCTCGATCCGCGGCAAACAGGGCAAGGTCACCATCGACGAGGCCGCATTCCACGACGATCTCGATGGTCTGATCACCGCCGCGATGGCGATGCTGATCTGGGGCGGGCGGGTGCGCATATTGTCGTCGCACAACGGCGAAGACAATCCATTCAACCTTTTGCTCAAGGATTGCCGCGCCGGGAAGCTGCCCTATTCGCTGCACGGGACGACGCTCACGACCGCGCTCGACGCCGGCCTGTTCGAGCGCATCCAATTGGTGATGGGCGCGCGGCTCAAGGAAAAAACGCGCGCCGAGTGGGAGGCAAAAATCCGCGCGAACTACGGCGATCGCGCCGCCGAGGAGCTCGACTGCATTCCGCGCATGGGCTCGGGCGTCTACATCCCGCGCACCATCGTCGAGCGCTGCATGGAAGACGGCATCCCGCTCATCCATTACCGCAAGCCGGCCGAGTGGATGCTGAACGAGCGCCGCCTGGAAGAGGCCGACACCTGGATCCGCGACACGCTGAAACCCGTCATCGACAGCCTGCCCACCGACCGGCGCAGCGTGCTCGGCCAGGACTTCGGCCGCAGCGGAGATCTGTCCGACATCCTGGTGCTGCAGCGCGAGTCGCAGTCGCGCTGGCGCGCCGGCTTTCTGCTCGAGCTGCGCAACATCCCGTTCGACGTGCAGCAGAAGATTCTGTTTTTCATTCTCGACGAGCTGCCGTTATTTTTTCACGCCAAGTTTGACGCCCGCGGCAACGGCCAGGCGCACGCCGAGGCCGCGCTCCAGCGCTACGGCGTCTCGCGCGTGGAGTGCGTGATGGCGAGCCCGACCTGGTACGCCGCGAACTTCCCGCCCTACAAGGCGGCGTTCGAAGACCGCTCGATCGTGCTGCCGCGTTCGGAAGACGTGATCGCCGACCATCGCCGCGTGATTTTGAAAAACGGCTACCCGACGATGGACGACGGCCGGGACAAGGGCGCCGACGGTCAATACCGCCACGGGGACTCCGCCATTGCCGGGGTGAATGCCTGGGCGGCGACCAAGTGCGCTGTCGTGCCGATGGAGTTCGAATCGCTCGGGCGGATGCGCGAGAGCGCGCAGATCGACGACTATGCCGGCCGCGAGCGCTTTTCCCGCGCTGAATTTATGAGCTGATCCTATGGCCCAATCCCCCGACACCCGAAAGAAACGCCTGTCCACCGACGAGATCGCCTCGATCGCGCGCGACATCAATCGCGTGATGTTCGGCGGCATCCTTCAAAACCTCGACGACACGCTCGTGACGCGCGGGCGCAGCAAGGGGCTCAAAATCTACGACGAGCTCGCGCGCGACACGCACGCTTACGCCGTGCTGCAAAAGCGCAAGCTCGCGGTGACCGCGCGCCCGTGGCAGGTCGACGCGGCCTCCGAATCGCCGCGCGATACGCAGGCGGCCGAGCTGGTGACCGCGCAATTCAAGGCGCTCGGCTTCGACCGCCTCACGCGCAATCTGCTCGATGCTCAGCTCAAGGGCTTCGCGGTGGGCGAGGTGATGTGGGACGTGCGCGGGGCGGAACTCGTTTGCGCGCGCGTGAAGCCGCGCAACGCGCGCCGCTTCGTCTTCGCCGAGGACGAGACGCTGCGGCTCATCACGCGCGAGCACCTGATGGACGGCGAGGCGCTGCCCGGGCGCAAGTTCATCGTGCACCGTTTCGGTGATGACGAATCGCCGTACGGCCTGGGGCTCGGCAACAAGCTTTTCTGGCCGGTGTTTTTCAAGCGCCAGGACATTACGTTCTGGTTGACCTTCGCCGACAAGTTCGGCAGCCCGACCGCGGTCGGAAAATACCCCGCGGGCGCGATCAAGGAGGAACAGAAAAAGCTGCTCGACGCGCTCGCCGCCATCGCCCAGGACGCGGGCATCATCGTGCCCGATGGCATGATGATCGAATTGCTCGAGGTGGCGCGCACCGGCTCGATCGACACCTATGAAAAGCTCGCGCGCTACATGGACGAGCAGATGAGCGAGTGCGTGCTCGGCGAATCGATCACCACCACGCCGGCGCTGACGGGGCTGGGCAGCGGCGTCGCGACCGTGCAGAACGAGGTCCGGAAAGAGATCGCGCAGGCCGATGCGGACGAGGTTTCGGAGACGCTCAACGAAACGCTGGTGCGCTGGATCGTCGATTACAACCTGCCCGGCGCCGGCTACCCCACGGTGTGGCGGAACTTCGAGGAGCAGGCGGACCTCGGCGCGCAGGCGACGCGCGATCAGTCCATCTGCGAGATGGGATTCCGGCCGAGCCTGGAATACATCAACGCGACCTACGGCGACAACTGGACCGAGGCGCCGGTGGGAGCCGGCTTGCCGGCGATTATTGGCGATCAATCGGGGGCAAGCCCCCTCAAACAACCGGCGTTCGCCGAACCGGCAATCGCGGTCGCCGGCGCCACCGAGGACCAGGTGGCGATCGATCAGGCGGCCGCGGAATTCTCCGCGGAATGGGAGAAGCTTCTCGGTCCGCGCATCGACGAGCTCGTCGCAATGGCCGAATCCACCGGCGATCTCGTCACCTTCCGCGAGCGCCTGGCGGAGCTGATGAAGGCGGCGCCGTCCGCGGCGCTCGTCGAATCGCTCGAGCGCGCCGGCTTCACCGCGCATCTGCTCGGCCGCACGAGTGGCAACTAGCGTCAATTTCAATCTCGCGCCGGCACAAGCGGCCGCGTTTTTTCGCGGCAAGGGGCTGCGCGCCTCGTTCGCCTGGCAGGACGTGCTGCACGACGAGCATGACGTCAATTTCGTCGTCGCCAAAATGCTCGACCTCGATCTGCTTTCCGATGTGCACGGCTATGTCGATCGCGTGATCTCCGAGGGTTGGACGCAGAAGCGCTTCATCGATGAGCTGAAACCGGAACTCGTCAACCGCGGCTGGTGGGGCCGGGCGATGATGACGGACCCCGCGACCGGCGAAGCGCGCGATGTCCAGCTCGGCAGCGTGCGGCGGCTCAAAACGATCTACGACGTGAATTTGAGCACCGCCTATTCGGCCGGGCAATCCGCGCGGATCGAGGAGAACAAGGCGACCGCGCCGTATGTGATGTACAGCGCCATCCTCGATGGCCGCACGCGCCCGCAGCACCGCGCATGGAACGGGATCGTGCTGCCGGCCGACGATCCGTGGTGGCAGACGCACACGCCTCCGAATGGTTATCACTGCCGGTGCACGCGGATCCAGCTCTCGCAACGCGACCTCCAACGCCTGGGCAAGAGCGGCCCGGATAAATCGCCCCCGGTGCAAACGCGAGAATGGCAAAACCCGCGCACCGGCGAAGTGACGCAGGTGCCGGTCGGCATCGATCCCGGTTTCGGTTACGCGCCCGGCGCGAGCCGCCGCGACGAGATCGTCCAGGTCGCACGCGACAAAGCCGCCGGCGCGCCGCCGGAGCTGCGTGCCGCCTTTCTGGAATGGCTGGACGCCACGATCGCACAGCGGCGAGGCGCCACGCGATGACTTATCCGGTCATCCACATCGACGATCGCCCCGTCATCGATGCGTTGAATCGCCTGTTCGCGATCGGCGAGGATCCGCGTCCCGCGCTCGACGCGATAGGCCGGCTGCTCGAAACCAAGATCAGGCAGGGCTTCGACATGAGCACCGATCCCTACGGCCGGCCGTGGGCGCCGCTCAAAATCCGTCACGGCCAGCCGCTGCGCGATATAGGTCACCTGATGCAATCGATCAGCTATCAGGTCGAAGGCAACAGCGTGGAGATCGGCACCGACAGGCCCTATGCGCCCACTCAGCACTACGGCGCCACGATCGAGGCGAAAACAGCCAAGGCGCTGCGCTTCTTCGTCAACGGAAAGCCGGTTTTCGTTGGCCGCGGCCACAAGATCACGATCCCGGCGCGCATGATCTTCCCGACTGATGGGCTGCCGCCGGACTGGGAGACCGAATCGCTGGATGCGATCGGCGATGTGGTGCGCCCGGCCTGGGATGGCAAGGGGTCCGCGTAATTTACTGAAATCTACACCCAAACATTCCCGGCGCGGGGCGGCAAACTCTGCCGCTGATGAACCCGATCATTTTCTCAGAAATTTTTCGCAAGACGGCGGCCCTCGCCGGCGGCAGACTCGGCGACTAATGAAGCTGATCCCGATCTTCAGGGCCGGCCGCCACCTCGCCACCAACGGCCAGACCTACGATTTCACCGATGCCATCGTGGCGGCGAGCGCCGCCGCCTACGATCCGGCCAAGCACGAGGCGCCGCTCGTTGTCGGCCATCCGACGCACGATGCGCCGGCCTACGGCTGGGTGAAGTCGCTCGCACTGGCCGAGGGCGCGCTGGCCGCGCAGCCCGACCA